TGTCGATGGTGATGATATACGGCGCGTTGCCGTCGCCCTCAACGTCGGCGATGACGTGGCACTCGAACACGGTGCGCAGTCCGTCTTCGTTGTAACTGGTGTCGTTGCGGCCCTCGATCTTGTCGTTGGCGACGTCGGCTGCCGAGCGCTCAGGCTCAAGACCAGCGGGCGACAGGTCAACGTCGCGATACATGCCGCTCTCGACGCGCTGCTCATAGTCGAGTTGCGTCAGGTACTGCACGTGCGTCTTGCGTTGCGCGGTGTAGAAGTTGGTCGCCGCGAACGGCAGGTACATGTCGTCGATCATGACGGCGAGGAAGCCGGGGCGGTTGCGCGCCTCGTCCCACGACATCTTGAGGTACTGCGCGCCGCCGAGTGGCACCTGCGTCAGGAGCTGCTCAAGCTCCGAGCGGAACTCTTGGCTCTGCACCGTGAGCTGCCAGTTCATGAGCGACGTCTTGCGCTTCGCCTTCTGTATCTTCTTGATCGTGACTTCGCCCTCGATCAGGTCTTTCGCTGGGCCTTGCGGCGGCAGCAGCTCCTTGATGGCGCGTGACGCGAAGTCGATGCACGCCTCGGTCATCATCGGGTGGACGACCTTCGATGCGCCGTTGAACTGCGCGCCGCCGGGCGCGTCGTCACCGAGACCGGTGCGGCGGATGCCCTCTTCGTACTGCTCGTCGCGCTTCTTGCGCGCCTCTTTGTCGCGGGCAATCAGTTCGAGGAACTTCGACGCCAGTGACTTTAGGTCCGGTTCGGGCATAGTTTCCGCGAGGTTGTCGTAGAAGCTGCTCTCGCCTGCGGCTGGTCCGTTCTCGTCAAGCGTGACGATAGCGCCGCCGTCTTCGGTGTCCTCAACGTCCGACACGTCCTCGCCGTCGAACTCAACGGTCTCGCCCTCGATGATGTCTTCTTCCTCGATCATTGCCTAATCCTTATTGCCCGTACGGGTTCTGTATCACCTTCGGCGGTGGTTTGTCGATCTCTTGCTTCTTGTCAACGAGTGAACCGAGCAATCCCTTGTCCATCATGAGCCGCATGGCCTGCGTCGTGCTGTCCACGAAGTCGTCGTGCTTGATGCTGCCCTTGCCGGTGAAGCTGCATAACTGCGCCACCAGCGGGTCGGCCCAGACGCGCGGCTTGCCGGGGAACTTGTCGCTCTCAGGCAGGAACACCCTGCGCCGTGCGAACACGGGGCTGACCACATGCAGGCGCGCCAGCTTGTCTGCCCGACCGGGGTTGTAGGCGTGCGCCAGTATCCCCTCACGTTCGAGCATCTGTCTCAAGCTGATGCCGCTCCCCTTGTCCTCGATCAACAGGATGTCTGGCTTGCGCCCAGAGGTCAGCGGCTTCGAGCTGCCGTACATGGGCTTGATCAACGCGACGTCCTGATCGTCGCCGTATGACGTGTTCATCTCTTTCTTCACGCGCTTGATCAGGTCGGGCATGCCGAGCTGTTCCTGCCAGCAATCGAGCAGCAGGGCGTAGCCCTTGGTCTCGTGTTGGAAGACACCCCAGACGCTGCACGCCGTGTAGTCGGCCTCGCCGCTCTTCTTGTCGCGGGTCGCCTCGGTGTACGCGGTGTCGAGCGACATGATGATCCAGTCGAACGCGGGCAGCGGCTTCTTCGCGGGCCATAGCTTGAGCCAGCTCCGCTTGATGACGCCCTGTTCCTCTGGGTCGATCATCTCGCCGTAGATTTCCTGCCGACCGATGGTCGTGCCCTCGTACTGTTCGAGCTGTTCGAAGAAGCGGTCGGGCAGGTTGTCGCGGTTGTCGAACGTCGATCCGTTGATCACGACGCGGCCAGCCTTCGGTGTGATCAGCTTGCGGACCAGCTCGACTGGGCGCGGCGTCGTCGTCCAGACCACTTGCGGCGCGTCGCCCAGACGCAGGCCCATCATGGCCATGTCCCATGTCTCTTCGGCATTCTGCCACGCGGCCAGCTCGTCGCACCAGATGAACTCGTGCTGCGGGCCGCGCAGACGCGCAGGCTTCTCGGACGTGAAGCCGCGTATCGACGTGCCGCTCTTCAGTTCGAGGATGAGGTCGGTGCTGTTGTATTTCGCGATCAGCGACTTGGGGATAACTTTGAGCAGGCCGCTCTCGCCCTCGAAGCACGTGTGCTTGATGTCGGCGTAGGTCGGCGCGATCACGGCGCAGTACGTGTTGCGCACCGAGCAGGCCTTGGCACCGAGCCACTCGGCACCGATCCGCGTCTTGCCGAAGCCGCGTCCTGCCATGAAGCCGTGCTCGCTGAAGTCTTTCTTCGGTATCTGGTTCGGTCGCGCTGTGCGTGACCAGCGCTCCTGCCAGTCGATGAACGTCTTCATTTTTGGCTTGAGCGTAGAGACGCGCTCGGCGTCGCGGGTGAGAGTGTCAAGCATTGCGGTACAGCGTCAGCGTTTCGCGCAGCTCGGCGTTGGCCGCTCGGATTTTATCGTAACGCTCGTTGGCCAGATGCAGCGCGTGGTTGAGCGCGTACTTCTCGGTCGCGTGATGCTTCGCCTCTGCCTCAAGCTCGCGGACGCGACGCCACGGACCGAGTGGGGCGCGCCAGTTAAAGCCGTGCGGCACGGCGAAACTCACGCGGCGCGTGTGCCGGTTCCATGTGGCGTACCAACTGAACCACGGTGTCTTGACGATCACGCCCTTGGCCTTCGGCTCCCACATAAGGTTGATGCCCGGCTTGACCAGCTCGGCTTCACGGCGGCGATGTATCATTCGGCGTCACGCTTCGAGGACAGCAGACGCTCGGTGACGCGCAGCATCAAATCGACCTCGTCGATCTTGTCCTCATCGTCCGCCTTAGACCCAGTGTCGGGAGCCTTTGCGCTGTACTTAGATGGCTGCCAGAAGCCGAGCAGGCGGAGGCGGTACTCTGCGCGGTTGCGCGCCCAGCTTATCGAGCCGTTGTCAATCTTGCCGTCGTGCCGCTCTGGTGGTGTGTCCACGATCTCAAGCACGTGGTCCGCGACGGCGTCTGCGCCAGCGGCTCTGGCTCGCGCGTGCGCCTGCGCTAACTCTTCGTCCTCGTCGAGCCACCGACCCCACGACATCGCGCTGAACTTCAAGTCGCGGCTGATCGACGTCAACGTCTCACCGAGCGACAGGCGCTCAAGCACCTCCGCTATCAACTTGTCGTTCTTCTTCGCCGGGTACGGCATCGTCTGCATGCTCCGTTCGCTTAACACAGTGCTACCAGTCACGACGGGGCAAATAACACCTGACGGGGGGCAGCGCAAGGGGCTACAGCAAATCAAGCGCCTCCATAAGCGTCTTAACACTGCCCAATAGGGTTTGACGCTGCTGCATAATCGTGAACCCGTCCCCCTGCTGCGCAAAGCGTTTGCCGTTCCAACCGAGCCAGTAGTTCGCCTTATTCGGTGCTCTCCCGTCAGCCACGACCTTCACCGAAAGCCATTCGCTGTTAGCGTTCTCTCTTACGAACACAAGCCAACGCAAGTCATCCTCGACTGCGCCGACAATCTCCCACCCATCGCCGTCCGGTTTGTTTCCTCTGTAATTCTTACCTGTCATTTCTATTCCCCTAGTGGTTTAGGAATATCACTGTCCGACGTGAGACGCAATACGTCACGTGCACCACGCCATTACGAGATGGTGCGAGTGGTGGTACGGTACGAGGTTCGACTTTTTTACTGACCCATTTCGATCTGCACCACCCACGAAAAATTCTGGGTGTCCCATTGCCCCATCCCACGGGTAGCATAGCTATACCCCGTGGGTCGGGGTCAGATGGTACAGGATACACCGCGTCCCACCAGACACCACGGGACGTCATGGGACATGGTGTAAACCCACTGATTGCATGGGCCTGTCCAGACGGTGTAAACCACTTGATTGCAAACAAATGTAACATGCCGTAATTTTTTACACATAGGGGTTGACCGTGCCCTCAAACCTCGTCTAAGGCTGTTTCACCAACACAAAGAAGGACGCACTATGACCCACCCAGTACACGCCGCAGTAGCCCCACTTAAAGCCGAAGCGATTGCTTACGGTAAGAAGCAGGCATACGAAGCCGCCGACCGTTTCCTCGCAGCCATCGCGAAGTTCGACAACTGCATGTCCGACTTCAACCCATACCCACGCGGCGGCAGCAAGGCTGACTACAACAAGTACTCGGCACGTCAGGGTCTGCGCAGCCAGCTCATGGTCGCAGACGACGAGCGCAACGCCGTCACGTACAACCGCGACAACAAGTACTACAGCAAGCCATGCCCAGCGCTTCGCGAAGTCTTCGCCGACAAGATCGGTGAAGTGTACGGCGAGAACTACGACAAGTTCGTAGCCAAGCTGATCGGCAAGGTCGGTCAGGACGTTGCCACCGCCGAACTCGACGGCAACCACATCTGGGGCAACTCGACACTGACAATCACGCGGGCCGATGGATCGGTCGAGAACTGGAAGACCCAAACGATCCTGAACTTCTCGGTTCACGGCACACCATTCAACCAGTGGCCAACCCGCAAAGTCAAGTAACCAACAGGGGGCTTCGGCCCCCACCAACAACGAAAGAGGGAATACCAACATGACCCAATACACCACCCGCATCCGCCCCGTGTCCTGCTACAAGGCTGCCAAGGGCTACCAGCCGGTAATCGAGTTCCGCTACCGCCGCGAGCTGTACAGCTTCGCGGGTAGCATCCACCAGCGCCGCTGGGCTGCCGACGACGAGGCGCAGCGCATGGGTGACCGCATCGACGCCTACGTCGAGATCATCGCCGCCCAGAATAGCTAACCAACGCAGGGGAGCTTCGGCTCCCCACCAACCAGAAGGGACACAACATGAAGATCGACTTACAACACAGGGACGCCGACACCCACAAGTGGGAGCTGGTCGCCACCTTCCGCTACGCGCACATGGCCGTCGAGGCGGCCATAGCCTTCAGCAAGCTGGACAGGGGCACCTACCGCACCCTCGACCACCGTTGGGAGGACGATGGCATCGAGGTCACCACAATCATCAACGGAAAGGTATCATCATGATCCGCATACCAACTGACGACCGCATCCTGTCGATCCCGCTCGCACGCTGCGGCGAGTTCGACCTGACGCCACCAGAGATGCAGCGCACCCGCCGCCTGATCTACTCGCTGAACAAGAGCCACGTCCACGGCTGGCGCTGGCGCACCATGCGCGAGAACAACATGCTGCTCGTGTGGCGCATTAAGTAACCGCTTGACCCTACCCTCAAACTGTTTACAGACAGTCTTACCAACAACGAACTAAGGGACCAACACCATGATACGACCAACACTCAACATCAACGGCTCCAGCGCTGCCGAACTCATCGATCCGCGCCGCGAGGCGATGGACCACCTGATGGACGCCATTGAGGCGCTCAAGCAGGTCACACCGAACGGTCGCGACTATCTGTGCCAGCGCGACCGGCTCACCGCCGACCGCAACACCCACTTCGACCGGCTGGCCGCGCTGCGCGTGCTGCGTGAGGAGCTGCTCGAAGAGGCACTGCACGTCCAGCAACAGGAAAGGGTGGCAGCGTGACCTACGACAGCCCATTCCGAGATGCCACGCTGGTAGAGTGCAGCGACAACGGCGGCAGCTTCTACCATGTCATCAGCGCGAACGAGGCCGACGACCGCGTGATGAGTTCGGCAGCATACGGCATTGTTGAGCGCACGTTCCTGAATTGGCTCAAGATGCCCAGCGTGTTGAGCTGTGCGCTTGACGTCGAAGAGCAAGCGGTCAAGGTGTACATCACCGCGCCCGACGGGGACGACCACGTCGCCGAGTTCACGCTGCCCTTCGCCGAGCTTGTGCTTTCGGCTGCGCACACATGTCAAGAGTGGGACGGCACACCGCCATCGGACGTGTCAGCCATGCTGCGCAAGCTGGCCGACGAGATCGACGGAAAGGCAACAGCATGAGCGACAACAAAGTGACAGTAGAAAGCCAGTCCGTTTGGGTCTTCATCGGGTTTTGCGTCATCCTTTTTACCAACTTCGACGACAGCAAGTACGACCTGTACGATGCCATCATGTACTGGTTGCTATCATGACCGCCATCACCGAAGACACACCCGAAGGCGGCCCAGAGGAGCTTCAGTGGAAGATCGACCGGCTGATCGAGCAGGTCGAGCGGCACGCCGCCGAGCTGACACGCGTGACCGGCATCAAGAACGGT